CCGTGTCCGCCGACCTGCAACTTCCAGTTGTTGCGAAAGTTGGTTGTTCGCTTCTTCTTTTTCGGTGTGCCGCCGAACTCGTGCAAGTTGGCGACCATGCCGATTTCAGAAAGCGTCGCACCGACCACCACATCCTTGTCTGTTGCCGCGAAACGAATGGATCGCTTGAGTGCGCCGGTATGTGTGAACGGCGGTGTTCCCGGCTTGGAATGCGCATTTCTATTCTTCTTGCGCCGGATCGAGTTACGGGCGATACGATAGATCATGCGCCCGGCCTGCTGGTACATCTTGATTTCAGCGCGACCGGCGGCGCGTTTGACCTTTTGCGTGTTCATCTTCGTTTTGGCACGATACTTGATCATGGCGTGATGCTTTCAACACAAAGAAATGTCAACGTAACCAAACTCGTGAATTGCCGCCATTTTTCGTAATGCTCCTGCGCATAGATCGGGTCGTTTTGTGCCTTGAGACAAAGGGCATCGCCCAGCAGTTTGCTGTCGAACAGTTTGAGTATTGACTCCACGAGATCGCAGAGCGGGTCAAGCTCTGCGGCATCGCCTTTTTGAAACTTGCGCATCACAGCAACATCAACGGCCACCTGCACATTGTTATGCGAGCGGCTTGCCCGTTCGTAGCTGATGTCCTTTGGAACGACAATGATGCGTGTTTCTTTCGTGTCCTTGAGTTCCAATGACGGCACATAACGACGCTCGGCCTTGATGTCGGGGAACGCCTCTTTGATCTTCTGCAAGACCGCTTCAGCCATTTGGATTGGAAGGCTCATTCTTCTTGTCCTTTGGTTTGTTGTTACTCATCGCCAATGTCCACATGCGTGAAAAATTCTCGGTTTGACCCTCGCGAATTGCGCGGAGTGTTTCGAGTTGGGCGTTAAGCAGATTGATGATGCGTTCATCGCCGCTTGAAACACTTGTCTTCAGTGCGGCAATATCGTTTTCCAGTGCCGTGATCTGCGATGTTGTTCTCACCATGAAAAACTTGCGTTCCCAAATCAGCCAAATCATCACCGCCGATAAGAAGCCGATGATGCCGACCTTCTCCAGTCCTTGCAAAAAATCAAGGTCAGGCATAATCTGCAAAAACGGCAGCGACGCCACAGTGCCTGTCAAAATCCATGTTTTCAAATTCATTTTATCTCCATCTCTATGGGTAATTGTCTAATCGTTCCGGCAGACAATATGTTGCCGGTATTGCACTCCACGGCAATCGCTCTATCGTCATAATACCACTTGAGGTAATGATCCTTTTCGTTCGTCACGGGCAGTCGTTTGCCGAGATGTTGTTCACACCAGTCCTCGACACAGCGAACGGCAATTTCGCGTTCTTCATCGCCCTGCAACCAACTGGCACGTGCCGTGAAAATGCGGACGTCATGGCCATCGGCGATAAGTGTCTTGACACGCTCGACCATGCGCGGGATCGGCGCACCGATATGCCCAATCCCGTGCCACTCGTCCTCAACCGCCAACGTGCCGTCGAGGTCAACACCGATCCAATACATTATCAAAACCTCCAGCCATTCGGCCACGGGATTTGTTGTTTGACGTAAAACGAACGGTCATGTACCGTGACCGATTCGGGAAACACGGCATACGGTGGGCCGTACTGGTGCATGGAACTACAGAATTTGCAGGCGGTGTTTTTGTCCATCCAACACATATCGGCGGGTTCGCCTTCGTCGGACGATTTGTACCTTGCACCGTGCGAATTGACCCAGCCGATATACTCCGTGCCGTTGACCTTGCGGTAGCCGGTGAAACTCGTGGCGTGGGCCCACGAACCAGAAATCACGGCCACTTTGATACCGTTCCTGTCAATGGTCGAACCCGAAACGGCATTCGAGTTACCGACCGCCACTGAAAGACCCGCCGCACAACATGCAAAAATCTCGTTGCACAGGGTATCACCGCGAAAATCAAGAAACATGATCGCCGACTGATACATCGCCGCGACGTCGAGAAATTGCTTGTAATTCGACGGCATGGCAAGGTTGTTCGTACCGACCAGGCGTTCGATGAAGTGGCCGATCTGGTTCGCTCCCTTCGCAATTTCGCTGATGCTTTGGCCACCGCGAAGCGAACCGCCTTTCGTAATTGCCCACGTCACCACCGGATTGATCGGGCAATACTTGAGCGGCACACCACGGGCGATCCAGTACAGCGTTGACGAGTGGTGTGCGAATGCGTCCGCGTGGCCAGAGCAACTGCCGATTCCACCTTGCGACCAGTAAAGCCGGTTGGATTCCTTGTATTTCGGGTCGATGTGATTCAAAACCTGCCAGGGCAAGGTACAGGTGATGCGCTCGCTGACGAGCTTTTCGTTTTCACGGATTTGGTCGTTGCGCCATTCGATAAAATCACTGCCGTACTTGAGAACCGGCATTTGTCCGGACTCCCAAAGCGTATTGAACTCTACGGCAGCCGATTGCAACGTCTCAATGACTTCGGCGGCATAATCGTCCATCGGTACACAACCGTGTGTCAACAACAGCGAGGCGTCAATATTCTCGCGTCGATGTTTTTGGACATCGTTGTAAATGTTCATTTTCCAGCGTTTCATAAAAAACCTTTCGGGTTTTGGCTTCAGGGATCAGGCTTCGGGCTTCAGTAGCCTGTTCCCATGAAAGCCGGTTAAAAAATCATGTCATTTATGGTGTCATACATTTTGTGCATTCATTTCCTGAAGCCTGAAGCCCGAAGTCCGAAGCCTGCTATCGCACCGGGCAAGTACCGGTTGGGCAGTCATCGACGACTGTGGTGGCAGTTACTTCAGCACGTAACCCTTGAGCAATCTGCCGATACAAGGTGGCCAGTTCCTTTGTCTTGCCATCGCCGAGCTTTCCGCTCACCTCGCCTTCAAGCCCGTCAAAGAAGCCGCCCCATGTCTTGTTGCTCACCTTCGTTTGAGTGCATGTCCGAATGGATGCGTAGGCGGCGTCAACGGTTCGTATCGTGCCTCGCTCCATGCCGGAGGCTGTGCTGTCAAAACAGTCCGCGAGATACTTGGTATCCTTTCGTCCGTCGTTCGGGATATTTTGTGTCACCCAGTCTTTGAGCGTTGCCGGTTTCGGCGGGTCGGGTTGCGGCTGCGGTTGCGGGTCAGGCTGCGGATAAGGTGCGGGATTCACGCCGTAACTGCAAGCATGCGTCAAAACAAGCGGTTTACCTTCAAGAATCGTCGCGGCAATAATCGTGTAATTGCCCGCTCTCGGTGTCGAAAACACAAGCGTCCGCTTCGCCGTGTCCACGTAAAAATCGGCCTGCGGTACGATTTGCCAGTCGGCAATCGCCTCGTCGCTGGTCAAATTGAACACGCAAAGTTCACCGACACCGGCACTTTTCGGCCCGTCAATCGCGACGGATTGCCCGAAAACAAGGCCGCTCCAAAAGATCGCCACTGCGATCAACAACGTTCCGAAATAATAATCTCTTCGTCTCATAAAATTTTCCTTGATAGTGATTGATGTTGATTTATCAGCAGATTGAGCAGATGCAGCAGATAAGAATCACATCTGCGTCATCTGCTGATCAATTCTTCCGTGAAATTCCGTGCTTTCCGTGGCTGAAACTACTTTTTGAAGAGCTGGATCAACTGAATGATCAGCCCGATGGCCGCAATGATGACGGCGGGATTTTCGACCGGCATGACGTCGGCGACTTCGTGGAACGTTTTGACGGCATTGGCCTGCATTTCGTCCATCGGTATCTTGACGCCGCCGATGTCCGTGTTATCATGAGCAAGCATCAGCAGTGAATACACCGCATCCCATGACCGGTCGGAGTCGATGATACGGATCGCAGTGCGGGATACTGCATCGTCGATGACGTTTTGCGTCATGGAAGTCAGCGTTGACAGGTCGATGATGACCGGTCGTAGCCAAGTGCGGAGCGTGATCGAATCATCGACTCCGGGATACGCCGAGATGTGCCGGAGCATGGAGGCAATCGTGCCTGAATAATTCCAGGCATACTTCAAGGTGGTGAAAATGGTTTTGATTTTTTCAAACATAAAGTTCCTTTCTTTGGTCAGGAGTCAGGTATCAGGCTTCAGGAATCAGGGGGTACTGTATTTCCTGACTCCTGAGACCTGACTCCTGATACCTCCCTTGTGTGAATACGTCGTAAATGATGATGGGCATCGCACCATCGCCAGCATTTGTGGGAACCGAGTGCCATGACCTCGTATTCCGTGTCCCTGGCAATGATGCCATCGCCGGGTTCCGGGTCGAACGGCATAGCGTTCGCCCGGATGATAAAATCAACAACATGCGCACCGGTTTTTACACCGAACTCGTCGGAAATTTCGTATTCCGTGCGCCCGAATGTCGCGGTAAGCGGTGTTTTTTCGCCGTTTCGGACGTAAATAACGTCGCTGGAGCAGAATTTTTCCTGCTTTTCCGCGAGCCAGAGTGCCGCTTTTGCCAGCATGTCCGTCATGAATTGAGCCTTACGCGAACGATAGTGTCGGTTGCGACGGCGGCATCCAGAGCGATACCAAGCAATGTGTTACCGGTCGCGGTCACCGTCGCCTTTTTCGCAGTCGCGTCCCAGTAAACCCTGCCATAGAGTGGAATGACCGTGTTATCCTTTTCAAAATCGAACACGCCGGTCACCTGCAAGGCACCAAGAACGTTGGCCGGGATGTCAACGATGCTGACGCCAACACGATCACCCAGCACAACAACCGTTCCTGCGACCATATCCGCCGTCGGCGTGTAATCAATCGCCTTGCCCTCATGAATAAATCTCGCTTCCATTGTGAGCCTTTCGTAAAAATGTGGAGTTAATCGAAAAAAGAGGAATCAGGTATCAGGTATCAGGTATCCCAATTCCAACCTGATCCCTGAATCCTGATCCCTGATACCTAATTCTCGCCCTTCATCTTCAACACGCCGCGCCAGTCCTGTTCCTTGACACCGAAGTCGATGTAGCCGCGAAACTGAACGCCGAGGACGTTGAAGTCGGCATCGGCACGTTCGATGGTCGGGCTGTCCTGCCCTCCGAGAAACGCGACTTCAAACGCAGGCAGCCGGTGCGGGTCGGCGAAGAGATACCACGCCTTCGAACTCGAATTGGTGACGCTCGGACTGGAAAGATACGTGGTCGAAACCACTTCAAACTTCCCGGCATGCGGGTTCTGGTTCGGCTTTGCTTCGTTTTCCTTCGTGGTTTCGTTGACGAAGGTGCTCTTCATGAGCATCTCGGCCACAACCTTGAGTGCGGTCGGCACAAGCAGAATCGACGCAGGCACACCGAGCGGTCGGCCATTCGGCTTGGTCTGTTCCATGAAAGCGACCTCGGCTTTCGTGAGGCCATCAATGTTAAGCACCGTGTCCGTACCGGCAAGGTAATTCTTGTGACCGATGTGGAAAAATTCGAGACCGTCGCTCTGTTTTGGGTTTGCGTGAAGTAAGTCCCAAACGGCGTCCATGATCGACTCGGCGGCACCCATCCCGATCTGTCGCGGGATGTCGGTCAACGCCGAAAGGTCGTCGTTGACGATCATTTGCCGCGTCAATGCAAACATGATGCCGTAGGTGTCGGCCTTTTGCGAAAACTTCAGCTCGTCGATCTGACCGTGTTTGAGTTCGCCGCCGTCACCAATCTTCTGAAACTTGAAGTCATTGGTCAGGCGATAGCGCGAGTGCGTTTTGAAGTCGTTGACCGTCGAAAACTTGCAGATGCGCCGCCACGTATCATCGACGTAGTTGTAGCCGTCGAGCAGCATCTTGTTGGCGATGTTGGAGAGGATGCCCGGCAACGTCGTCGTGCTGAACGCCGCCTCAAGCCAGCCGATGGCGTCGCGCTTGTAGCGAGGCAATTGTGTTCCGCAGGCGAGTTCGCAAAACTCCTGAATGCCGATCCCACGTAGCTTTTCCGCCGCTTCGAGAACCGGCTCGCCGTACTGCTTTTCCATTGCCTGCAAGTTCATGCCGCCCGAATGCATCGCGACCGCTTCCAAGACCTGATTGGTCGGACGGTTCTGTTCTTGGCGGATGCCGCTTGCGGAAGGCCGCGATTTACGCAGAAATTCCAGCTCGAAACGCGGCACCTCCCAGCCTTCCGTGATCGCTTTGGCGACGAGTTCTTCCTGATCGCCGTTGGAAATGCCACGAATGTTGGCAATGCGATTCGTTTCAGCCAGCGTTGCCTTGCGGATACGCTGTTGCACGTCTTCGATGATCCGGGTTTCAAGGACGGCAGGCGTTGGCATGGCGTGTTGTCGGTCTCCCGCTTGCATGGTTGTCCTCTGCGGCATGGTGTCGTTGATATAATCAGAACCGGGTTGCACAAAATATCCGCTTGCACTGTTGAGGGAGGTATTGACTTTCGGTTTGGACATGCTAGAATGCTTCTCTGAAGCATTCACGGTCGCCGATGTATTCGTGTCGGCGGCATTGTCAACGAAGCTGATCTCCTTGAGTGTCATCTTGCGCACGAGATAAACGGGGCCTTCAAACTCCTGACCGTTGGCCTCGACGTGTGTCCCATGCGGGATAAATTCGACTTCGTGAATGGGCCCGCCGATGCTGGCCTTCCACGGAAAACCTTTTGCGCCGGAGTTGGCAACGTCGCGCGCCCAGTCCGTGTCACGACTGATCAAACCATCGGCGGCAAGCTCGTTGGCTTCGATGCGAATGCTGGTCGTATGCCCGATGCCTTGCGAAGATTTGTGATCGAGCCGGATCGGGATGTTTTGCGACGGGATGTCCAGGCCGGTCAGGTCAACGACGACCGGATGCTGAAACCCGTCGATGTTCATCTTGCCGCCGGTATAGGCGACCATGCTGAACGTGGGCGTCAAATCCTCATCGCCTTCGCCGCTGGCTTTGAGGAAGACGGGAATCGTGTGAAATGTGAGAAAATTAGGGAGTTTCGTCATAGTAATCCTTGTTGATTTCGGGTTGAAGTAAAATGAAGGGCATCCCCATTGCGAACACCGCAAGCGGGCCCAACACGTCAAAGGTGTGAATCATCCCGTTCTCGAAGGAACGGTGATAAATTCCTTGTAAATTGATGTCACCATCGTCGAGATCAATGTTGATCTGCGTAACAGTCGGCGTGATCGTTGACCGAGATGCCTCGCCCGTCCGTGAAAACGAGTGGTAAATGGTGCCGTCGCCGTCAATGACGCCGGTGGAATGGACAATAATCGTGCGTACCGTGCCAAACAGAAAAGCGTTGCCGTGACAAGCGAAGGTGCGGGTTTTGAGAAGCGTGTTTGCACCCAGCGAGAAAGAGCAGTTGTCACCGATCTTCAGGGATGTTGTCATTCGCTACCTCCTCGTTGTCAGGCGGCTTTTCCGGTTTCGTGGGGTCAACAGCCGTTAAATTGAGTTCCTGCATCAACGCCCGTTCTTTTGCGATCTGCCGGAGTTCGATTTCCCAATCCTTGCCCTGCCGTGCATATTCCGTCGCAAGGTTCGTTGTCAGATTGACAAGCCGTGTCCCTTGAGCGTTCGCCTCTTTTGCCGGATCAACATGCTCCTGCCCATCCCAAAACCAGGCCCGTAGCCGGGCGGGCGGTTCGACGCTACCGCGTCGGCGTGACAACCCGTTCCCGTTGGTCACTGGTACGTAATGAAGATATTGACTTTGACCGTTAAGCAATTCATATTCCCGATACCACGCATCGAAAAGTCGATCCAAGACGGCCAGTGCAATGTGATCCTGTTCAATTTTGAGTGCCTTGAAATACACCTGATGATCAAGCCGTCCGCTGGCATAATTATGCCGCGATGAATCGCCGGTCACGATGTTGACGGGTATCTGCAAACAGCGTCCGATTTCGCCGAGTATCTCGCGTTTGAATTCGGGATAACTCGTTGCCGGTTGTTCCGCCTTAATCTGGCCGAGTTTCCAGCCATCGGCAAGTACCGTCGCCATGCGTTTTTGGAGCGGGATCACATCCATCGGGTCGAGCGGCATGGCCTCGCCGTTGGCCGGCGCGTCGGTATAAATCACCGCCGCAAAATCCGCCGCCGTTTCCGCCGCAGCAAGTACGGCTAACGTATAACGCCGCAACTGCGCAAAAAGTGGCAAGGCCGGTGTGATTTCAGGGATGCCGCGATGTTGTTCCGGGCGGTCTTGCCGATACCAATGAATCATCGCATCGGCAGGCACACGCTCGTAATCATCAAGTTTGAACGAAATATCGCCCGGATGATTTTTCAAAACGTAATAGCACTTGACGTTGCCATACCCATCAAACTCAACGCCATCAATGGCATTGACGAATTTCACGTTGCGTTTGAGATACGGCGTTGTCACCCGTTCCGCCTCAATGAGCCGGATGTCGAGCTTGACCTCGTGATCGAGTTTCGGGTTATTGACCAACAAAGCAAACGCCTCACCGTCCGTCGCCTTCGCCATGCGCATCGCCCGCAACTTGGCGGCAAGATCGACCTTTTCCGCCCAGCGTTCGAAGTCGAGTTCGACCTGCCGGTTGTTCCTGGAGTCGCTCGTTTGCAACTGCAAACGCGGCCCCGTGCCGATGCAGTCACCCACCATTGTGAGTAACATGCCTTTGGCATAAGAGTTGTTGGCAACCTCGTATCGCGAGCGATTGCGCAAAGTGCGCCGCACTTCCGGTGACATGGACGCGTCGGCACTCAAGGCATCCGCCATCGCCCAGTGCCGGATGTTCTCGGCGGTAGTCTGCGCGGCGTCATAACGGGCGTTGAGATAACCTGCAATAGGCGAAGCCCGAGGCGTTTTCTTTTTGCGTGTAAAAAATGAAAACATGATATGTGAGGTTTCAGGCTTCAGGTATCAGGATTCGGGAGAGAGATTGATAATTCTTTCCTGAATCCTGATATCTGATACCTGATTCCTAAACTGCTCCATC